GACACCAAAGTCTGTTCCGTTGTTGCCAGAAAACTTTGAAATGAATATGAAAGTGCGTTTCCCTAACGTTGCTTATGAGATTGATGAAGAGAGTAACTGCATTAACTTTATGCCTAGAACGTTTGGTGATAAGTCTGTAGTGCCATCTTGCATTAACATTGATAGTAATGAGCGTCTTATATATAGAGTTGCAGAAGAAGCTTCAAAAGGTGGCGGGCGCAATAGACCGAACATCTATAGCCAGAATAACGTTCAAGCAGCACGTATTGATGCAGAAAACGCTGAGAAAGAGTTGGAGCGTCAAAAGTTATTAGCTGAATTGGGTGCTACAAAATAGTAATATTAGCACAACATGAATATATCATAATAGTTAATAAAGTGCTAAGTCCTCACGGGGTGAATACCATAAAGAGACAAAATCACGGGGAAAAGTGTAACAAATGAATAAACAAACCTTTGATGCGTTATGTCGTCGTGACTTTTCTGTGTTCTTCCAAAGAGCATGGCGAGAAATAGAGGGGCAAGACTATACTCATAATTGGCATATAGACTGTTTAGCTGAATATCTTCAAGGTTGTTACGAAGGTAAATACAAGAAGTTAATTATTAATGTTCCGCCTCGTACTGGCAAGACTATGCTTGTGAATATAGCTTTTACGGCTTGGTTGTTAGGGCAAGACCCATCGCTAAGAGTTATAGGTGTGTCATATGCTCAACGATTATCTGAAAAGATAGCGTATAGAGTGCGGATATTAATGGATTCGGACTGGTATAAACAGTTATTCCCAGCAACTAAACTAGATACAAATCAATCACAGAAGTCGAACTTTCTCACTACTAAAGGTGGTGGGCGATTTAGTACGTCAGTCGGTGGAACTGCAACTGGTGAGGGTTGTCACTTTATGTTGATAGATGACCCTGTGAATCCTGCTGAAGCTTTGTCAGATGTGCAAAGAATTAACACTAATGAATGGCTAGACCAAACCATATACTCTCGTTTCGATAACCCAAAGAACGCTCATATTGTTGTTATTATGCAAAGACTGCATGATGATGACCCGACTGGACACTTCCTTACAACTGGTAATTGGCAGCATGTTAAGATGCCCGCACATACCGAAGAGGAGTTGGTATTCGAGCCAAAGAATAGATATGCTTATCAAGGTTATTTACATGAAGATAGATTGGACGGTGAAGTGCTTGAGGAGATGCACGCTGCTATGTCAAGCTATGCTTATGCAGGCCAGTATCTACAAAACCCTGTGCCTATTGGTGGTGGTGACTTTAATCGTGATATGTTGATGTATTTCTCTTCAGCACGTTTTGATGCTAAGGGATGCAATATATATATAACTGTTGACCCTGCAAAGAGTAAGAACGAGGGGGCGGATTATACAGCAATGTGTGTTTGGGCGTTAGCACCAGACCAGAACTATTATATTGTTGATGGTTTGCGAGAAAGGTTGCAAGGAAAAGAAAAGATTATGCGCTTGTTTGAGTTGCATAAAAAGTGGATGTCAAGAAGTGGTAACTCCCCAAAGGTGGGATATGAGCAAGTTGGATTAGCAGAGGATGTTCATTATATCAAAGAGCATATGAACGCTATCAATTATCGCTTTAGCATTACAGAGTTAAAACCACCTCCAAGAACATCAAAAGAAGATAGAATACGAAGACTTGCACCATTTATGGCAGAGCATAAGGTATGGCTTCCAGAGGACTTATATTACAAAAATGAAAAAGGCTTGTCGGAGAACTTAATAAATGTTATTATAGAGCAAGAATTACTACTATTCCCACGAGGAAAGCACGACGATTTTATAGATGCTATGGCTATGATATTTGATATGTCGCCTGTTTTCCCAGAATTGCAAGAATATAAAATAGAAGAAACCTTTGGTTATGAAAATGAATCTTTTAGCGTGCTAGATATATGATAAACGATAAGAAATTAGTTGAACAATTTAGAAAACACTATCAGTATTCACGTTCTGGTCTATCCAATCAATACAAAGAAATAGAGAGTTGCCGAGCTTTTTATAATGGCAATTATATGAATTATACAGATACTGTATTGTTTGGTCGTGGTGTAAGGAAGTCGCAAGAAGTGTCGTTTAATATGGTTAAGCCATATGTTAATGCGTTTGTTGGGTTCTTTATCCAAAATAGACGCAAGGCAATGTATCATGCAAATGACTTGAACGAGGAATTACAAAAGGTTCAGACAGATTATATCAACGGCTATCACGAATACGTTAGAGAAAACACTTATGCAGACCAAATAGAAACTAAGCAAGACTTTGACTTGGGTATTGGTGGTGTTGGTGTGACTGATACAGCCGTGACATTAAAGGATGGAGTGCCAACAAGATTACCCGGTGGCGAGATTATACAAGAGAGAGTTGACCCGTTGGAGTGTGGTTGGGATTCAACAGCCGAGCATCCTAATGTTGGTGGTTGGGTTTGGCGTGCAAAGAATTATGATGTTGATTATGCTTTAGAGTTATTTGATGCAGATGAAGAAGATTTTGAGGCGGTTAATCCAAGTGATAATATAAACGATTATAAGTTTAATCCTTATGGTGGTATTCAGGATAAGATAGGCTTTGAGTATTCGTCACCTAATCGTGATCAGTTAAGAGTTTACTTCTATCAATGGTATGAGGTTGAGAAGTTTTATCGTATTGAGAATCCATTGCTGGAGGTTAATGATGAAGTGTTAGCTCGCATGTTGATGTTGGCTTTTGATGGTGTTGATGAGAACGTAGAAGATGAGACATTTGCTTTTGACCCTACAGCGCAAACATTAACAATCACAAAAGATTTACGCAAGCAGGTTAAAGAGATATTTGAAGCGTTTGATTTAAGGTTTAACCCAGTAGCTGAAAAGCGCAAGGTATTTTATACTGCTGTGATAAGTGGTGACAAGGTGTTGCAGAAGTTTAAGTCTGTGTCACAACAAGGTTATTCATTGCAGTTTAAGGTTGGCGATAAAGACGAGCGCAACAATATATATACTGGTATTGTTTCGAGTATGAAGCAACCACAACGCTATTATAATAAGGCGTTAACAGAATTCATGATGATTATTGCTAGTAACTCTAAAGGTGGAGTAATAGCTGAAAAAGGAGCTATTGGTAATATACAGCAGTTTGAGGCTAAATGGGCTAGACACAATTCAGTTGTTGAGGTTAATGATTTAACTAAGGTAATGCCTAAAGCTGCACCACAATTAAACACAGGGTACGAAGCTATTATGGCTAATGCTAGTGGTGCGTTTGAGAAAGTGACGGGCATTAGTGAAACTTTCTTTGGTGTTAGTTCTAGTGGTAATGAAACCGCTGTATTGCAAAGACAAAGAATTAAGCAGGCAACAACTTTGCTTGCACCTTATGTTGATACTGTTGTTTATTACACGAAGCGTCAAGCGCAATTGATGTTGTCGTTTATGCGGACGTTAATAGAAAGTGATGAAGGGAATTTATTCAACACGAAAGACGATGATGGCAACGTGATGTTTGAGTCTGTGTCGCAAAGATATCTAGCAGATGAATATTCTGTTATTGTATCGGAAGCACCAGAAACGGATGCACAAAAAGATTACTATGCTAATACTCTTATTCAACTTGGTCAGTCAATGCAAGCAACTGGTGATATACAACGTGCTAATGAGATATTCTCTGTTGCAATTAAACAGATGCCATTGCTAGAAAAAGACAAACAAGAGGTAATCACGATACTAACTGGTGATGCACAAGACCCTGAAAAGCAGCAAATGCAAATGACAATCGAGCAAGGGCAGCAGTTAATCGAGGCGATGAATGGCCAAATTGAGGATATGAAGAAGCGTCTTGATGATAAGCAGGCAGAGTTGACTATTAAAGCTAAAGCAGAGCAAGATAAACATGCAATAGAGCAAGAGAAGAACGACTTGAAACGTATGGAAATTGCTATTGATAATAAGCAAAACCAAATCGATGAGTTGAAGGTTCGTTTAGAGAGTCAATACAAAGAAGAAGCTTTAGCTATAAAACGTCAAGAGTTAAACAGAAGAAGTAACGGGAGTGGTGCATGACTTATGACCCGTTGTTTGACCTGCCTATAAGTGTCGAGGGCGTGAAAGGAGAGAAAGGCGATAAAGGTGACGCTGGTATTGCCGGCCGTGATGGTGTGGATGGAAAAGACGGTCTTAATGGTAAA